TAGTCGTTACGGAAGATAGGCACACTCCGGTAAGCCGGAACCTGTGTACCAGACGGAAGCTCTACCACGTCGCCGATAGAAGCTCCACCCAACGCCCGTAGTAGAGCGTAGTATGAGCGAAGAGTACGAGCCGGGAAGATCATATAATCTACCACGCCGTCCTTATCGACAACTAGATCCATCATTTCGTCCATGAATGCGAAGCTAAGCGCTCCACCGTTCACGCCGGTAGCAGCAGTCTGACCAGCCACTAGAAGCGACTGAAGACCTGGGAATGTAAACCCAGTGCCATCACCAGTGATGAAATCCTGTTGGTATTGACGACCGGCTGACTTAGCCTTAGACGCGATCTGAACCGCAGTCTGGTCGTTTCCGTCACCCGAACGGGTAACTTGGATGAGACCGTTAATCTCAGCATCACCCATGATTGTGGTCAGTGTAGACGTAACCTGGGTGAATGTTGCAGGGTTTTTGGCAGCAATCTGTGCGGCAGAACCGACACCAGCTACACCAATCCGGCCATCAGTATCACCGATGCCGAAGTTAGCAATTGCTCCAAGAACATTCTCACGATTGTATGCTAGAGCGTTACCTTCGATTCCATCGAAAGGTAAAATTTCGAACATTCGGTTGACGGTGATGATATTCTCAATCACGCCAGCCACTAGTTCATCTTGAGCCAGCTTTGCGGACTCAGCGAGTGTTACTGTAGCCATTATGGCCTCCCTAAAAGGTTTCCTAGTTAAAATGGTGGTTCCGAAACCAAGGCGCAGCATCCCGCCGCCTGATTATCGACCCCACTGAGGATCACCCTTAGAGGATCTATTCCTTGTGGACTATTAATACACTTAGAATCACTCTAGGTATATTCGTCCGAACCTATTACAATTAAGAGTTTAACAAGGCTGCTTAACCCTGTCAACCGTCTTTTGGTAACTTTACTGTGGGTTACCGATCTTCATTACTTTCATATTACATTTTCTACATCTGCAAGTAGGATCATCCACCACACGCTTGAGTGTTTCATCATACTTCTGTTGATGATACATTTCAGGTCGATCTAAAAGAAACTTACGAACGTTAACTAAATCAACCATTTACGTGCCAATTCCTGCTCTCTTAGCACCTGTAGACGCGAGGCGATCAAGACCAGCAGAAATCTTTTGAACGGATGACTTGTCCGTACCTTCCTGACGTGGAAGAGGATTTTGTGTGTGTTGAGCGGGATTCTTTCCGCCGCCACCCTTTTGCATATCGCTTTCAAAGTTTCCACCGAAATCAGGATCTTGCTTAATTTCTTCAACAAGACCACCAACTTTCATCCATCCGCCTGCACCATCAGAACGGAAATCGCCCTGCGAATCTACAACTCGCACGACATAATCGCCCTGTTCGTCTCGCACAACCTTACATTGACGCTCGACATGAGGCATAAGCACGGTCACTTTACCCTTAGCGTTGGTGATTTCACGGGTAGCAACGTCGGAAATAAGATGCTTCTGTAGGGCTCTATCCCTATCTTGAATATCCGCATCCTTAGCTGCGATGGCTTCGTCCTGCTTACGTTGATAATCCATCTTAATCTTGTCAAGATTGACACGAAGCTCATCTCCACCCTTGACCTTACCAACAAGATCAGAAATATGGGCAGACACAGCAGAAACAACCCCGTCGTCATGTTCATCTAGACCGAGGCTACTTGCCATCTCTTCGAATGCTTGAATTACCTTGCGGCGGGATGCTGATTCATCGCTGGCCGTCTTCTTATCGCCTCGGGCTTGTCCTAGTGACTTAGTAGTTCCTACGTAATCACCCACAATACCTTTAGCTACGCCTGAAATAGTGTAGGCTTCTACACCTTCATCGTTCGTGGTTCGTTCGTAGAGTCCACGATACTTTCCAGGTACTTTTTCTTCAAAAGCGTCAATTTCGACACTATTGTTAGTTTCAAAGTCAAATTCTGCCATTACAAAACTCCTAACTGGCTGAGGTTTTCCATCCAGTTAGTATTACACCACTTTCCTGTGTTGTCAAGGGGACTTAGCTAGTACTTGTATAGTTGACTTTCAGCACGTCTAGTGGGAACCATATTTAGCAGAAAGTTTAACTGATTTCCAGAGTCTACCAAGCACGCAACCCCTTCAACGTTAGTAAGAACAATAGTAAAAGTTCCATCTTCAAAACTGCTTCCGAAGAGTTCAAAAAGGTAATTTTTCTTTGAAACTCCGATGATTAGAGGTATTTCATGATATTTCTCTTTAAGACCTTCAGCCAATATTGCATGACTACTGCATCCTGGTGGATACTGTTGTACTGCTGCTACAGGAGGATTGGGTACGGGTCCAGGGGCATGGTCTTTAGGATCTACAGTTTCAGTTTGCGGTAAAACATTTCTATCTTGTTCTGCACCAACAGCCCCGTTAAAAACCATTCCTAATGCAAAAGCAAGTAAAATAGTCCAATAAGGCCATCTCATAGGTGTTACCAACCATCTAAAGAATTGCATATCTTATACCCTCCTAGTAGTGGTTACAGTTATATCCTCGTATTCAGCATCAATTACTTCTTTTTCTTCTTTTTCTTTTTCTTTGTCACGTTTGAGTGCTTCGACATTTCTTCTGTTAACCTCCGTTGATTCTCTTTCCCATTGCTCTGTATCATTGCCAGCCATAGGGAGTACGGCAACCCCGACCTGTCCTCCGACGTTAACATCTACACGTTTCCTTTCCCCATAAATTTCAGGTCTTTTAGCTTTTAGCATAAACTGGGCAAGGCCATCGGAAAATTGCATTTCGCTATCGACCTTTTGACCCCTAAAGTATATGCCCTTCTCAACACCTTCAAAAGCACGTTTAGCTGCTTCCGCTTCCCATATATCAATGGCTGCGTTCTCAGCTTCTAACCAAGCTTCTGCAAACTCAGGATCTTGCTTTCTATACTTGTTAACCATTTGAGAGTCTGCATAACCAGCAGCTTGAGCAGCCGCACCAACCGCACCGTTTTTGGCTAAAGCCTTTAAGAATATAATCTTTTTCTTATTGGCTATTCGAATCGAGAGTCCCTTTACTTGCGGCTTGGGTACTATTCTTCCCCGAGTCGTGGTTCTCATCTCTCTTACTGCTACGTCCTTCGTCATGTGTCGCTTCCCATAATGCTTTTCTACTTAGTGTCATAGGACGTTTAGGGCGAGTCTTAAGTGTAAGCTTTCTAGTTATATGTGCCACTTACTCGCACTCTTTACGTCCAGTGACGCTATCAGTATAGCAAAAACTTGCTGGTTCGTCTACCGATTTCTCACCCTTGGCAGCATCACTCCGTATTCCGGCTCTTTTCCCGCCTACCTGGAAAGTCGATATTCCTTTACAACCAAGCTGCCATGCCTTCGTGTAAATACCCTTAAAATCTTCCCAATCTGTGTCTGAAGGGACATTACAGGTCTTAGAAACGGCAGAATCAGTAAAATACTGTGCAGTAGCCAAAACTGCTAGGTGTTCTTCAATGGTAACCTTTTCGGCAATTTTTCCTTTGACACCAAAAAACTTGGAGCCATGATCTTCAAGTCTAAAGTCCCTTGATCCTCCTGGGAGATTGATAGCTCTATCTTCTTCATACGAAAAAACAGGCTCAACACCGGAGCTAACATTGTCAGCGGACATACTAATAGTACCAGTAGGAGCCACAGAAATGAGGTGAGAATTGCGTATCCCGTATCTTTTAATGTATCCCAAAGTTTCATCATTTAAAGCTCCACCGGTTATAAATCGTCCGCTAAGGTATTTGGACTCATCATATAGAGGGAAAGATCCTTTTTCTTTAGCCAGCAAAGCGCTAGCTGTATAGGCTTCATTAGTGATGCGGTTCATCACTTGACGCTCAAAGTCTAAGAAAGCACCAGAGCCATACGCATATCCGAGGGCTTCCCCGGCGTTAGCTAGTCCAGTGATGCCCAAACCCATTCGACGCTTACTCTTAGCTTCCTTCTCCTGCTCATACAGGGGATATTGAGCAACATCTACCACATTATCCATAGCACGAACAATATGAGGTATATCCTCGCTAAGCTGGTCCAAGTCAAACATCCACCGAGCGCCTTGCTTGATGATAAGCTTGGTCAGGTTAAGAGAACCGAGAAGGCAAGCCCCGTATGGAGGGAGTGGTTGCTCGCTACACGGGTTTGTTGCCGCTATGTTCTCACAATAATAAAGGTTATTCATTGCATTCATGGAGTCAATAAAAATCACACCCGGCTCAGCATAATCCCATGTTCCACGCATGATTTGTTCCC